CCTACAGAAGATGGAGGGTCATAGGCCACTGAGACTCCTTGTTGGAGGAGCTGCTCTGCCATGCATTATGGTTGATAGGCAGGAACTGCCCATTGGGCAGCAGGGCTATGGCATAGCCTGTGTCCTGTCCATCAGCGGTGTAGACAGGCTTCCCACCATACTGGAAGGGACCACCCCAGCGGATGGGGTTGCATCCAAACATCTGGTCAGACTCGATGGTGACTGTCACATCTCCAGATGCGAAGACTGCGGACGGCATGAACCAGTGCCACCATGGATACACCCTGGCGTAGTAGTTCGTGATCAGGGCTTCACGCTCCTGCGGTTCCTTCCACAGGCAGGTGACTTCCATGCCTACGGTGTTGACACCCTTGATAGTGATCCTGAAGACCTGGTCCTGGACAGACGGTCCAAGGGCCACAGAGAGCCCCTCCAGCTGTCCCCTGACGTTGTGGAAGACCTGAGCGATCTTCTTCCCCTCGTAGCAGGTCAGCGGTCCATTCCGAGTGGTGTTCCTCTGCACTGCGCCGCCCTCTATGGGTGTGTACCCGAAGGTACCCTTATCGGTGTGTAGGGCCAGGATGGGGTAAGCCTTAAGCTGCGGATGAGCACCAGTGCTGTAGTTCTGCAGGTTGTTCAGCGGACCATACCAGACAGACCAGTCATTGGGGTCTTGCCAGACATGAGGCTGCGATCCCATGTCCTTCCGAAGGCTGGCATTGTTGAAGCTCGTGTAGTTCCCCTGGTCCCCATTCTCGAAGACCACCCAGTAGTGCCGACCAGCAATCATGTGCCCAGTCAGGTTCACACGGGTCTGGATGGCCTTACCAGACGCTGCTGAGTGCCCATCGCCAGAGAAGCTGTGGGTGTTAGACCCCAGGATGGCACCCGGTTTTCCACCAGCATCTTCCCTCAGCGTGATGGTGGCACTCCCACCATTCCCCAGGGCATACCCACTGCCTGACTGGGCATAGAACCCAATGGCCTGCAGGTTCCCAGTCAGCTCAGATCGGAACCGTACAGCCACCTGATTCCCAGACGCTCCGATCCGAAGGTTGTATAGGCCATGCATCTGCACCCAGCCCTTCCCCACACGCTTCTTGTACTTGGGGGCATCACTTGTCAGTGTTCCCAGGTCCATCTAGACTCCTTTGTATCTCCAGCCTGCACAGCTCCCTGGCAAGCGCTTGTTCATTCCCCCACAGCAGGAACTGCAGAGCTGATCCCCAAGGATCCCCCTCAGACGCGTCAGGAGGCCCGTCAGGGCGTTCCAGACACACGGGTGGGGGAACTACCTTGCCGAGGCTCTGAGAGGCTTCTGAGGGCTCTACGGGCCTCTTCTGCAGCACGCTGCACCCGGGCATGATCAACAGGGCCAGGACCAGCAGCAGCCTGCCGTACTTTGGTCTGCGCAGCATTCTGCTTCTCCTTCACCTGAGCATGACGCTTCAGCACCTCAGCCTGCGCAGCCACGATACCTTCCAGAGCCCCTATACGGGCCTCAGAGCGTTCCAATGCTTTGGATAGGGCAATCACCTTATCCGTGTTCACCGAAGCCTTGTAGAGGCTGTATGAGGCCCCTCCGGCCACCACAGCCCCAAGACCAAGGATGGCAAGCAGCTTCCTTGGTACAGCAAAACCAGCCAGCCTCAGTATCCATGTTCCCATCACTTCATCAGACCGAAGCGGGCCTGACGTTCCCACTCGTGGGACTCAGCTGCTCTTCGGTCTTCCTTCCTTTTGTACCACCAGTTCACAAGCCATGTGCCGAGGGTAGCGAGGATACCCACGACCACGGCAACAGTCTGCATGTCAATCGCTCCTATGACGGTCGTTATCGATCCCACGGTGTAGGACCACCAAGTCCAGAATGTGCTTTGTCTTTCCATTTTGGGTTGAATAGGGAGTCCACCCACTCCTTCCATTGTTGGGCTTCCCGTTCCTCGGCAAGCTTCTGAGGGTCTGCCATGATGGCGGGGGCCAGGAGCTGCACGGCCATAGCCAGCGAGTCCAGCCTATCATCATGAGATAGTGATTCTCTATCTGTGGTGATGTTCGACATCTGGTGGAACAGGCTGAAGCTCGATCGCTCACCGACACCGTATGCCATGCAGCACTGGGCATCTTGCTTCAGCACATCCTCATGGATCACGAGGCGGTGCCGTTCCAGGACAGGACGGATCGTGTTGATGATCCGACGCTCCTTCTGACCCGCGCTATAGTCACCGGAGACACAGCTGGCCAGATGTGCCAGGTCAGTCCCCTTCAGCAGGTTCCTGAGCCCCAGCTCGAACAGGCCGTGTCCCATGTTGGACTCCACGCGGATGTGGGTCACCTTGTACTTCCTGAAGAAGCCCAGGAAACGATCCTGGTTGGCCTCAGAAAGCCCACCACGGAACGCATCGATGCCAAGGATATGGATGTTGTCACCCACAGCACAGGCGGCTGTAAGGGCCGTTTCGTCAGCCCCCTCACCCGATGGGTCAATGGTGCACCACACGGTGCTTGGCACTTCGAAACGCTCACCAGTCCGGATGCCGTAGTACAGCTCCACACCAACCAGGGGGAAGAGCGGATCGAGAGGCACACGGTTCTGATTGTCCCTGTTCCAGATCAGCTGGTCAGGAACATGGTCTGTGGGGTAGGCACCCACGATCAGATCACGGACCTTCAGCTGCAGACGAATCTCATCTGACAGGCTGGTGTCCAGCAGGTAGTTCAGAGCGAACTGCTCTGGGCCGTCTGCCAGCTCCTTGTCCTGCAGCTCCTGCTCGGTGTACCGGGTAGGGTCTGTAGGCTTACCCATCCGCCCGGACATCCCACCCCCGGTCCTCAGACTGGGATCAGCGTCCATGGCCTCACGGATCATCGGGGCCAGCTTGTACCCGTAGATGTCCTCCCCCTGTGCAGGGTAACGGCCAGGCCACACACGGACATCGTACCCCATCCTCTCCAGGGAGTTGTAGATCGAGTCCTTCGTCTGTGGTGTGCCCAGGAAGATCACATCCCCATGGGTACAGATGCGGGACAGCTCACGGCACTTGTTCAGCAGCTTCTCACGGGTCGCAGCCGTGAGGGCGTTCTCGTCCGACTCCACGTCATCGGCAAGCACAACTGAGGCACGCCGGCCAGGCAGGGCTGTACGGGATGACACGATCGAGATGGAGGGGGACTTGTTCAGACCCTTCAGCATCCGGTGGATGTCGAAGGACTTCACCCCAGTACGGTCACCGTCGTTGGCCGACGGGGCCATGTATTCGAGGATGTCCCAGCTCATGATCATCTGGGTAAGCAGGTGGGACATCTGCTCAGCCAGCTCCTTACCCGCGGACATCACGAGGATGATCTCCTTCGGGTCTTGGATCAACCTCCACACGACATAGAATGCCGTGATGTATGACTTGCCTTCACCACGCTGGGCCTGAAGCATGCGCTTCTGTGGGCCGTACTGAAGGTACCGGCACATGTCCTCCTGCACAGCAGACATGACATGGAAGCCGGGGATGTACTTCTCGGCAGCAAGCCATGCGAAGTCTAGGAACTCTGGGAATGCCTCGGATGTCTCCAAGGCAATCCTCAGACGTTCTTCTTCAGAACGAATCATTGCAGAACCCTGGACACGGTCTCAGCGGTGAGGGACTGTCTGCGCTGGGCCAGCCTGGCCTTCAGCTCATCCAGCTGTCCGCGGACATCCGACACAGGGTCTTCGACAGCCGGCTGGGAAGCACCCAGGTGCACCCCATGGAGCTTCAGGGCAGAAGTGATTGCTGTGAGGGTTGCAGCGTCTGTCGGGATGCCATCTGCCATATCCTGCTGCAGGCGGTCCTGGAAGGACTTGACCTGCAGCTCGGCTACTTTCCAGAGGGCATCCTGCAGCTGCTGCTGCAGGGATGCTTCCATTGCTTCTCCTCTATCAGTCGGGGAAGGTTGTGTTCAGCAGACGGGCATCGTCCACCTGCTTACCACCAGCGTTGGAGTCCTGGCCCGAGACGGCGTTGACGCACGAGAACGTCTGCCACTCTGTGGACAGCAGCCGGAGGTTCGACAGGTACGCACCGGGGAAGAAGTCGTCCGGACCCTTGCCCACACCCGTAGCCTTACGGTCGAGGCCGACCTGGATGGCCACCTTGGCGTTGGCCGGGGTTCCCGGAGCCAGACGTGCATCCACCTCGTACAGCAGACCATCCCAGCTACCAGTCTTCAGGTAGTCAGAACCCGGGAAGTCTGTGGACCCACCGTGTGTGATGTTCTGAGGCACCGTCGGGCACAGGATGTCCGCGTACTCATTGGTGTTCGTACCGATCCTCCACGGGGACTGGCCACTGTGCATGTCGTTCAGGAAGTCATTGGCCCAGTTACCAATGGCCCTACCTGTCTGCTTGGCAGCCAGCACCCAGCGGGTCTGACCCTTCGGCAGGACATACACACGAGCTTCACGGATGTGGACATGTGTGTTCGGGTTGTAGGCCCAGCCATAGCACGGCAGGAGCACATACCAGGTGTTGAACAGGTCAAGCACCTTGTCTGAACCACGCATGCTCACCGGAGCACCACCCCACAGGAACTTCCCATTGTGGTTGTACAGAGAGCCACCGGTAACGTCCGAGAACTTCTGAACACCCCCAAGCTGGGTAGAGCCCCCGTCCGCCTGTGCATGCACCCCAGGCTGGGGAGAGCCAGGCCGCAGGTTACGGCCTGCGGTGTCCGTGAACCATGGGATAGGCACAGCCCCATTCAGCTCATGCCCCTTGCCCACACCACGGATAGCCCGGGCTATACGCTCACGAGCGCTTTGGTTGGCCGGAACGTTACCACCGCTGGAACCACCGCCACCACCAGAACCGCCGTTGCTACCCCAACCTGCACTAGGTGCCTGCGGGAACCAGGCCGTTACCGAGGACTCAACGATGTCCACAGTCGTGCCACCGCTGGTCATCAGCTTCGTACGGGCAGGGTTGGCTATGCTCAGCTTGTCCCCAGCATTGTGTGGACCTACACGACCACTGAACTCCACCGGGACCGTAGCCCATGTGTGGGCCATGTCACGCAGCTTCGAGTCGTTCGGGAACCCATCGCCATCCCAGACGATGCACGGGAAGTTCTTGGGATCAGTGAACGTGATGGACTTCGTGAAGAAGTCACCAGCAGGGATCGGCACAGCTTCGCCGTTCCGGATGGCCACGAACTGGAAGGTCTTGGTAGCCAGGTCCTTGACCCACACGAAGGTCGCATAGCCCGAGGGGGCAACACTACCGACGGTGTTGGCCAGGGTAACCGGGTTCTCAGTGACCTCGACAGCCTTGCCTGTGGCACGGTCCTTGGCGATAGCCGGGTTGGCGATATTCATGCCAGGCCCACGAGCGTACCACTGGACACCACTGATGGTGCTGTGGGAGCCCACGTATCCCAGACCGCCGTCGAGTTCGACGAAGGTACGGGTCAGGTTCTTCCACTCGGCCTTGACGTTGCCGTTCTTCGGCAGGATCACTGCAGGGAACCCACGGGAACCACTCCACTGAGGAACAGTGATGTTGTCCGGCCACTTCGTGACCTGGCCATCGGTAACCTCTAAGAAGGCCACCCAGTCCGCCCACTGACGGGTCTGGATACCAGCTTCCTCTGGGTAGGTGATGACGGCCACCAGGTTCGTACCCTTGAGACCTGCCAGGGTAGACTCCTCTGAGATACCTGGGGCAGGCGGTGTCGGAGGCTGGGGTTGAGGTGTAGGTGGTTGCGGCTGAGGTGTCGGCCCGGGCTGGGGAGTCGGGGGCTGGGGTGCAGGAGTCCCACCACCCACAGGCTTGAAGCCGAACCGGTGCAGACCGGTAGCACGAGTCTCGAAGTCGTTCCCAGTCCGACCAGTCACCACGATGTTCATCGACCCACCAGCTTCCTGAGGGATCGGACCATGCATACCACCAGGCATGGGCAGGGTCTGGCCATCCTTGGCTTGGACACGGACAAGCTGACTAAGCCCAGGCTGGGCCAGGGTAGCGTTGTCGAACTTCGTGGTAGCCTTCCCTTGGCCATCAGCCAGGACGGCTGAGGTGACGGACATCAGGGGGATACCGCTCTCCAGAAGCAGAGTGCTGTTCTTCACCGAGACATAGTTGTCCAGGTTCTGATTCAGACCGTTCTGGTTCGCAGCTGCACGGGACCTGGAGTGCCACGTACCGTTCACATTGGTGTCCCACTGGGCCTCAGAAGCCACCACAGCGTGCGCTACGGAGCTTACACGGGCAGTGCAGTTCTCCACCCACAGGAACTCACCCAGAGCGCCCTGGAATGCGTGGGTGGGGTTCCCCGAGCTGAACACAGCGTTGTTCCGGAAGGTGTTGGACTTCGTGCCCACATAGGCTTGCATCAGCGCTTCCCCAGTGGCACGGGTACTCCACACCAGGCAGTTGGCGATGAGGCAATACTCAGAGCCGTAGGCCAGGTGGATACCAGCCGACTCATTCTCGTACACCCGGCAGTGCTCGACCGAGACAGCATAGGTCTTGTCCTGCAGGGACATCCCACGCATGTTGTTCGAGACCACACAGTTCAGGATGCGCCCACGGACCACACCGGACAGGTCAAAGCCATAGTACCCACCCTCTGCTGTGCAGTTCGTCAGGTACAGGTACTCCACCTGGGCATGGCCTGAGGGGCCTGCAATCCGACCAGCACGGGTGCTGTCGTTCTGGTTGTTCGTGTCAGGCGCAAACAGCAGCTTCGACTTGAACCTCCAGGCCACGTGCTCGGAGTGAGCGTAGTCACTACCGTCCTTGAACTTCACAGAGCAGTTCGTGAACACCGGGCTGACGATCTCAGACCGTGCCTCAACCACGATACCGTTGCACTGGTCCACGTCCTTGATGGTCAGGCCATCCACACGGACATTTGGGATGTCGATAATGTACAGGACAGCGGTGGCAGGGTTAGCCTTGGCACCGGGGTTGTACGTGATCTCACAGCCCTTGGCCTTGACCCACAGTGTCTCCTTGCGGGGCTGGCCATCGGTGTTACGAAGCAGCAGACAGGCCGTCTGACCTTCCCCCGGGGCAACCTCGATGTTGCACCTGGTCAGGTCTAGGGTTGTAGCACCGCCGATGATCTGGAACTGATCACGCAGGGTGAAGTTACCCACCAGGGTAATCGTGTCCCCAGTCTCGGTTGCACGAATCTTCGCTTGGGTTTCGCTGGACCAGATGTCGTCTGTCCCAGCATTGATGGTTACGTCAGCCAACTTGTGCTCCAATGTAGACGCCAGTGATACTGAAGGACCAGGTGCCTGGGGCAGGCAGTGTCACAGTAACTTGGCTGCAGTTCTGAACAGTGTGGATCGTGTACTCCGCGAAGGAGCTGGTCATGGTACCATTCCCGACGAAGGACACGTCAGCCACGTTACCACCCTTGGCATGGATACGGAACTCCCACATACCAGGGGTAAGACCGAATGCATAGGACGTTGCACCCCCAGATACCCCCTTGCCAGGATTAGCCACCCCGGAGGTGAACACACGGGGAGTCGATCTAGGCAGGGCAATAACACCCATGCTCAGACCGCCCGCAGAGCCCCCAGGAGCCGGCGAGGGGCTCGGGGAAGGACTGGGCTGGGGTGTACCCCCGCCCTGACTCTTCAGCTGCTCTACGACCCCGCTAAGGGCGTCTACGGCCTTCTCTGTCTGCAGGACACGGTCGCGGAACTCCACACCCAGTGCGCGGACGAAGGTGTTGGCCTTCTCCTCCAGCACAGCATGGTCTGTAGCGATGATCTCCTGCAGGGTACCGAGGTTCACAGCATCCGTGGTGCGAACAGGAGCCCCGATGTTCCGCAGGGTAGCGCCACCAAGGTCAGCAACACCAAGGTTGTTCACCGTGAGGCCGGTACCGCCACCCCCACCGCCACTGCTGGATCCACCGTTCTCCAGAGCACGGACACGGTTGCGAAGGGTGTTTGTGGCATCGGTAAGCTCCGACTTAGTATCGTTTAGCTCCTTGAGGTACACAAGCCGATTGCCATCAGATCGGGCAACATCAGACTCCTCTAGGCGCTCCACCGAGTACCACACACTGTTGGAAAGTCCGATGTGTACTGACACGATTTTCGTGCTAACACTGTCGGTCGGTTGGATAGAGTAGGAGTCCTGGCGGTACCCGTCGGGGCGCATGCCTCGCTGCACATACTTGAAGTATGCATCCCCAGCCGGTCGTGTCGGAGTCTGCCCACCACCCCCACCACTGTTTGGTCGATCCGGCAGGAACTCCGGGTTCACCTTCCCATTCTGGAAGAACCCGTTTGGCAGCGGTGACTGGATACCTTCCAGAGTACGCACCCGGGTAGACAGGGACTCGACCGCAGAGCTGTGGGCCTGGATGCGGCCCTCAGCCACTGTGACCCGAGTCTCCAGAGTCCTGAGAGTGTTCGAGTAGTCCTGCCCACGAACAGCGCGCACTGCATCATCCACGTACTGCTTGGTGGCGGCGTCGGACAGGTCCCGGGGGGCACCCAAGTTGATGATCCGGTTGGCCTGCATGTTCAGGTTCCCGACGATCCCTGCGGAAGCAAGGTCTCGGGCTTCTTCTGAGATGTTCAGAAGCTGCTGCAGGTCGAAGTCCAGGTTGCCTGCCGTGAAGGCAGCCCCCTGGCTGAACTTGTACCGGATGTTCACCGGTGTCTTGCGGGCCACCTGCACTACGGTGCCCGCAGGCACATTGGCCCCGAAGACCACTGTGTTCCCGGACAGGCCCCAGTTGGGGATGCTGCCCGTGATCGCCGTGACGGAAACGTCCTGCCCACTGTACTGTGACGTAAAGGGCAGGACGATAGTCCGCAGCGATCCATCCGATGTGACACGGACGAATGTCGCCATTACTCTTCCAGATTCGAGACTGCTGCACCCAGACCCTTCACCCCCGGAAGGATGCTGATCAGGGGAGCGGCCTTGATTGCAGTCCCAGCCGCCTTGTACGCTTCACCGTGCAACAGCCGCTGGCCCAGTTTGATCCCGGTGTCGATCGGGATCAGGGCCGGGGAACCAAACGCATTGGCTTGTCCCGTGGCCCAGCGCACCGGTTCAGACAGCAGGCCCAAGGCCCCCATCTGTCCCAGAGCATCCTTGAGCGGGTCAGCATCATCCTGCCCCCTCAGCGTAGCATTGGCCTGTGCAGCCACCACTGCCAGCGGGTATTGATACAGCATCATCATCATCAGAGCACCACCGTCCCTGGACGCAAGGTTCTGCACCAGGATTTGGTTGTGTGCCGAGATGACGAAGTTGCGGTACGTGAACAGCAGCTTGCCCACGGGGTTGAAGGCCACGAAGGCTGGTGTACCCCCGAGGCGTTGCTTCAGCACGAAGTCATCCATCCCCCGGATGAGGGCAGGACGGATGGCGTCGAAGTCCACATCATCCCAGGCATCGATGTCCAGCCCATACTTGGCATAAGCAGCTTCGAGCCGGGACATGGCAGCATCGTCCACACCAAGCTTCTGCAGCAGGGTACGGGCCTTCTTGTTCCCCTTGGCAGCATTCTCCACCTGCTGGGTCATCAGGTTGGCAACCAGCTTGGCCTGCATGTGGTGGATGAACTTCATGCCGTTGGCATAGGGCACCAGGTTCTGACCGGCTTCCAGGAACAGATCGAACCTATTGGCCTGACTCCCGATGGACATGTCATGCAGGTCTTCCCACCGGCGAAGGAACGGCTGCAGACGGATACTCCCTGAGGAGTGGTCCGACAGCAGGTGCTCCAGCGCAGTGGCGTTCTGTGGTGCCAGCAACGACCTGAATCCAGGCATCTTGGATGCCATGACCTTCAGCGACGCTCCCAGACCGAACTTGCCCAGCACAGTAGCCATCTCGGTCAGCTGCCACAGACCCGAGGATGACAGGGCAGTCATGCTACCCAGCGCACGGACCCTGCGGAAGTTCTCGTTAACCTTGGCCCCCGAGGGCATGCCCTTGTAGTAGGCCATGGTGTTGTCGAACAGCTCCGCAGCATCCGCCCGATGCTTCGGGTCGATGTTGTGCAGCAGGTGTGCTCGGACCTTCATGATGTCAGACGTCTTGCCCAGACCCTTACGGGCCAGAGCTGCGTCTGTAGCCACCTTCTGAAGGTACTGGTCTACGTTCCGGTTGATGCTCGTGTCCAGCAGGTCGATGGGCCTGAGATTCTCCCCGTTGGGCAGGGTGACCTCAGACAGCAGGTCCATGCCGATTCGGGACTTCAGATACCGCGGACCCGAGTTGGCGTCCTGGGTACCGTCCAGCGCATCCAGCACAGCCTTCTGCACACTGTCAGGGACACCAGCCTTGTTCATCCCATCGATCACCGTAGCCTTCACGGCGTCGGGGACCCCCTGTCCGATGTTGTCCTCGAAGTAGCCCTTCCGGAGTGTACGGTCCCGGATAGCCTTGGCCATCTCCATCGCAACGTCAGCGGGCAGAAGCGGGGTTCTGGCCAGGATAGACTTCTGCAGCATATCAGCCACAGCCTGCTTCCCATCCAGTCCCATGCCGTCCAGACGCTGGATGGTCTGCTCCATCCCGTACATGTCCCACTTGCGGGACAGGTAGCCCGAGGACTCCTTCAGGTCGGCAGCGTTCTCAACACCAGCACGCTTCAGCTCATCCAGGGCCTCGCGGTGGATCAGGTCCAGCTGGTCAGCCAGCTCCTTCAGATCAGGCCGGGTGCTGACATGAGGAGCACCCGTGGCGGTGGCGTTCTGACGTGCGGCCATCTCGGCGTACAGGTCCTGCTCCAGCTTGCGCTGGGCATTGTAGTACCCACGGCCTTGGGTCATCTGCTCCCACGTACCCCAGCCATCCTGCTTCATCCGCTCCCGGAACATGTCCGTGAACTTGTGCTGGTGTTGCTTCAGCTGGGCCAGGGAAGCAGCGCGCTCTGACTCCACAGACACCTTACCCGGGCTGAGAACATCATCGTACAGCAGGTCAGCGACCAGCTGCCCGGCTTTGCCCCAGCTCGACATGGTCTTGTGCATGTTCCAGGCCAGCTTCGACGCAACCGTCTTGCCGACGTGGTCTGGGATGTGCCCAAGGGTGTTAGGCCCGTTGCCCTGCAGAATCTGCGCCAGGGTAGCATTCGGTCCAGGTGGAGGACTCGGGGGCTGTGCAGCAGCCGACTGCCCAGCCGGGGGCTGTGCCGGAGGCTTGCCTGATCCACCACCAGCTGCAGCAGCCTGTCCCTGCTGGGCAGCAGCCTGCTTGGAAGCAGTGTGCTGAGCCGCCTGTTGGACCGCAGGATCGTTCGGAGACATCCCTGAAGGGGTTGTACTACCCTGACTCACCGAAGCCGTTGTAGGGCCGTTTGAAGCCTTCCGAGAGGCTTTCTGAGCAGCTTGTGCCTGCTTGGCTTTGAAGACAGCCTGATCAGCCTTGCGCTGGGCAGCAGCAGCCTTTGCCTCAGCACGCTTCGCGGCACGCTCAGCCTGAAGCTTGACCTTGGCCTCTGCAGCTTTGGCCTTCGCCTCAGCAGCCCGGGCAGCTCGCGTGGCCGCATTGGCAGCCTTCAGAGCAGCCTGGTGTGCTTCACGCTGTTCCCGAGCAGCAGCACGGGCTTCAGCAGTGGCCTTCTTCCGCGCCTCTACAGCAGCCTTGTGGGCAGCAGCAGCTATCCGCTTCTCGGCGTTGCGTGGGTGCTTCTGGGCTTCGCTCGACTCGACATCAGCCTTCGTGTACCCTAAACGCAATCGATTCTCATTAACAGCAAAAGAATTTCGTGCCTTGTACTCCAACAGCTTGGCGCGTACAGGGGCCGGAAGTGCCTGGCGGGTATATTCTACATCGTTGGCAGAGTCAGTGAAGCGGGACGTGGTCTCCCATGGATTCGGGTTACCGAAGTCAGCCTCGTTGGCGGATGTGATGTCGTGCAGGTGCCTGCCGGCTATATCGTCGTTGGCAGCACCACGGTGCCCCACGGTCTCATCGTTGGCAGCCTCAACCTTACGCTTGCCGAACCTCAGGGTTTCTCCAGACTTGATCCCACCAAGCTCGTCGTTGGCGGAAGCCTTGAGGTACTTGGCTACGATCTCCGGATTCTCCACGGGTATCTTGATGTCCGGGGGGAGTCCCAGGCTGTCAATCTCCTCTTGGGTCAGGTGGACCACGGGGGAGGTCTTCGGATCGACATCCTTGAAGGCGACGTCCTCAGCACCGGGGTTCTTGTCGTAGAACAGGGCCTTCTGAAGATCGCGTTGGGGAGCTTCCAGTAGAGCCGGACCTTCGATTACCTGCAGCTCTGGTTCCCTGATGGGGATCACCTGGGCATTCCCCACAACACCAGTCGCCGGGCCTTCTAGCTTCAGCGTGATGTTGGGGTCAGGTAGGGCCACAGGCTTGACTTCCGGAGCAGGCAGCCGTTCAGCCCCCCAGTAGTACGGGGGCACCCCACCCGAGGGGGACTCCAGCAAACCGGCCACGGGGCCTCTAGAAGGGCCTGTAGGGAACTCTGGAGACAGGGCTGGGGTGGTTACCTTACCCGAGGCCGTGAGGGCCGTAGATTGGCTTGTAGGGGCTTGGGGGGCAGGTGTCTGGGCAGGAGTGTCGGGCGTGTCTACAGGCATGTCGGGCGTGGCCTTGGCAGGCTTCACCCGAGCACGGTAGAACATCCCGGTGATCCCACCGAGGATACCGGCGGACAGCACCTCGTCAGACTCGACTGGGTTGGCACCCAGTGGGCTCATGGCCGATTCCAGCCCTGCGTTGGCAGCACCAGTGACGGCACCAGCAATCAGGCGATTCCGAATACCACCGGCGTACCGGACTGCAGCACCACCCGGGACCACGTTCACAGGGTCCAGCATCGAGGCGCCAAAGGCGGTCACGGCGTGGGAAGACTCTGTCTCCCGGACACGACGCCAGTCCTTGATTCGCTCCAGCGCCCACTCGGCAGACTTCTGCCCACGGGCGTTGTCCATGAAGAACTCACGCTCGGCCTCAGTCAGGGACAGGGGGGTGTTCTGCAGGTAAGTGTGGTGGTTGATGGGGGTGTCGTCCTTGAAGTCCGGGCGGCCATACCACGTCGCTGCCAACACCTTGGCAGGGATGGTCTCCATGAGACCGGCCTGGAACGACTCCCACATGCTGTGGTCCAGAGCGTCACGGCGCTGGGCACGCTGGGCTCTGGACTCCCGAGCAGGGTTGATGTTCTGCTCGGACTTGTCAGTGACGTGGACTGTGTAGTCACCATACTCTGCCCAGCCCGGACCGGTATGAGCAGATGCCTTGCCAGGGCCAAGGGTTTCCTGGGGAATCTCAGGCAGGCCACCGAAGCGGCCGGGCATTGGGACAGAGTATTTCGCCATTACTGAACCTTCGATGATGTGGCTGCTGTGTGCAGCCGTGCTACATAGTACCGACGGCGGTCCTCAGGACTCACCTTGTACACCGCGGTCTTCTTGAACTCAGCCAGGGCCTTGTCGTAGTCGCCTTCCTTCACTGCTTCCAGCATGGCCCGTCCGGCCTTGGCCGAGGGGGTCTTGCCGATCGCAAAGCCTTCACCACCCTGGTAGGCCATGGACGATGCCATCTCTAGCAGGGCAGAGTTTCCTACGTTCATCCCCAGACCTTCTAGGATGTTCTTGGCGGACTTCACAGCCGCCTCAGACGCAGCGGCGAAGGACTTATTGATGTCCTCGGGGCTGGCCTTGCCTGTCTTCCGGGCGGACTCGGGGTAGTGTGGGTTCTGTTCGTTGATCCCAACACCAACGGACTTGAACTTGCCATCCTGGTATGGAGTGTCTGTAACTCCCTCGAACTTGGACAGCACCCACCGCACGGCGAACATCACCGGGTGCGGGACTCCAGCGGCGTTGGCACCGTTGAAGATCACCGACCCACCTTTGCCCTCAGCCTTGTACCCATCACCGTAGACGGCGTTGTTGTACTTGGCCTCGGCATCGGTCAGTCGCTTGACCTCATCCCGGATCAGCTCGGGGGACAGCTCATGGGATTCCAGAGCATCCATGTTCCCGGACTTGTCGTACGAGTCCGCCATCAGACGGCCGTTGCTGTCCACCTTGACATGGACATAACCATCCTCGTGGCCCGCACGGGTCAGGTTATCGATGGCCTTGCCCAGCATGGACTGCTGGCCTGGGCCAAGCCCTGTCTTGGAAGCGAAAGTGTCGTAGAACCCCTGGGGCAGAGGCACCGGACCCCACTTCGTCTCGATGGTGCGGGAAGCCACGTCGGCCAGTGCCAGGTCCATCACCGAGTCACCGTCGTAGGACGGATTGGCCATGGCGATGTTCTTGATGGCCTCACGGACTTCACCCTGGATGGCGTTCTGGTAAATGCGCGTCTTGAAGTGGTTGTCCTCGAAGGCCCAGTCGGATGTCCGAAGCTTAAGCTCAGCAGCAGACTGTTCACCACCCAGCAGGGCACCCGCCTTCAGCCACATGGTGGCGAACAGGCCCCGGTGATCCCGGACCATGGCGTCAGCCTTGCTGTACACGTCCTGCAGCTGAGCAGCACGGGCAGCACGAGCCTCTGCAGGCATGGCCTTGGCAGCAGCCTCATCCTTCGCGATCTCGGACAGAGCAACCTCAACCGACTTGCCAGCCTTCAGCTTCTTCATGTACCCCTCGAACTGACCACGCATCTCCGGGGACATCCCTGCCATGATGGTCTGACGGTAGTACACGTTACCCGACTTGTCCTCGTCGTCCATCTTCTGGATGATCGAGTCCAGCATCTCCTTGTGCTGGGACAGCACCTTACCGTCGTTGGACAGCACGGACTGCATTGCCACATCAGCCATCTGCCCGATCTGCTTCCCGGCTGCAGCCACCATGCCGTTCTTGGCAGCGGTGGTCATGGCATCGAGAATCTGGGCAGGTGATGCACCTGAGGCAGCCATCTGCTGCACGGTAGCCTGAGCAGCCTTCTCAGGCGTGGTTCCGTTGGCCAGCAGCTCCATCAAGTTCCCCGACAGGAACGGTGCCGGGCTGAAAGCCTTCTCGTCAGCCGTCTTGCGGACGTACTGAAGCTGGGCACGCATCTGCTGGTACTCGTCAACCGACATGGCCCCTGAGTGGATCAAGGGTTTGGTCAACCTGTCGAAGTCCTGGAGGTTCCCGGTGTAGGCTTCGTTATGAATCTGTGCACGCAGGTCAGCAACAGTCTGGATGCCCTGGAAGTTCTTCATCCAGGAGCGCTTCTGCTCAGCCTGAGCGTACATTCCAGCCAGCTGGTTCTGAGTCTCCTGAGGCAGACGGGCCAGGAAGGTACTGGCTTCCCGGTAGTTCGGGCCATCCACCTCTTCCGAGCCGATGTTGTTGTCGAACTTCTGGGACGTCAGGATATCGTACAGCTGGGTGTTCCCCTGCTGCAGGGCAGACTGGAATGCCTGGGCAGTGAACTGCTCCTTGACCTGACGTGGCAGGGAGTCATCATCCCAGGTGGCTTTCAGCACCTCGGTGAAGCTGCCCATCCGGGTCAGGTAGGAGCGCTCATCAATTTGACCGGTGTCGAACTGCACCTGAGCTTCGTGCATGTCCTGAAGGAACGCAGTCAGCTGGGTGGTGGTGGCAGCCATCTTCTCATCGATGATGTACTTCTGCCGTTCTGTCTTCCACTGCACAGTGTGACTGAAGTCGAGGTCTGCCATCTGCTGAGCAGCAGCAGCGCGGTCCTTGACAGCCAGCCCGGCCAGCATCGGGTTCAGTGTGTTCCGTCTGCGGGTCATGTACCCTTCCAGGCCCTCGGCATCGAGGGTCCGAAGGTACGGCAGGTCTTCCTTGAACCGCTGCTGCTCATCAGCCAGGGCCAGCTTGGCCATGGCCTGACGGTACCCAGCCACCTCGTAGTCCCGGGTCAGCGGGTCGTTCTGAATCTCGTCCTCAGCCTGGATGATACCAGCCTTGGCTTGGCCAGCCAGGTAGGCGTTGTCGAAGTCGATCTGCTGTCTCTTCAGCAGACCCTTGTGAAGGGTATCCCCTAATCGGTCCAGTGCATTGTAAAAGCCTTCGTTGTTGTGGAAGCGCTTTTGCGATGCACCCTGCGAGGCCCCAGCCTGGCCAATACCAGACCACTGCCCCGCCTTGCGGGTGTCATCGGTTTGCCGACGGAACGGCTCGGAGTCTCGCAGGATTGCCATGTTTTACAGTCGTAGTCCAGTACCACCACCCATCTTCAGGCCGGTACCGGCGTTCGTTGAGAAGCCCCCAGCCCTGTTCACAGAAGCCCTCAGGCCCGATCCCAGGTTCTTGGGAGTGTTGTCAGCTGCACCAGCCCCCAGGCTGGCCTTGGCGTTCATGTACTGCATGCCAAAGCCAATCGCAGCATTGGCCAGGCCCAGCCAGGCACCTTGCTTCCAGGACTTACCAACCCCAGAGGAGTAGTAGTTCCGGACCCCATCAGGAGCACCAATCCGGGTGTTCATCAGCTGGGTCTCAAGCTCCTGGTTCGCATCGTCAACAGCCTGACTGTAGTTCAGGGACTGCTGGTCGATGTCGGCCTGCATCTTCATCTGGATGTCAGTGGCCACGGCCTGAGCCGAGGCTCCCTCAGTCCCTGTCGCAGCATTGTTGGCCCTCGCCGTCCCGGTGGCTGCTAGCGCCGCTGTCCTCGTGTTGGCTTGGCCATTGGCCAGCTGCTGCTTCTGGACCGCCAGGGCCGAAGCCCGGGCAGCCGTAGCGTACGCGTTCCTTACTGACGTCGCCAGCCGATCCTTGATGATCTGCTTGGACTCAGCCTCGGCATTGGACCTGTTCTGCCAATCCTCGGCAGCCTGGGCCTGCTTGGCCTGCTTCCGACTGCCCAGGATCGACGTGGCCGCGGACGCCGCAAAGGCGGCTGCCATCCACCATACCATTACTGTCTCCTTGGATACAGAGGTGTGTACTGCAGTGCGTAAGTCACACCGGTGATGTTCATCCGGTACCCGGATACGGCGTCCAGGGTGACGTAGTGGTCATTGGCTTTAGCCCTGACGATCAGCTGGCAGTACGCCCTTGGGACCACCCAAGACCTGCCAAGCTGTAGCCGACCATTGGTGAACCTGCGTGGCTTCAGAGTTACGTGCCTTGGTGGAGGGTCTTCCCGTCGATGTCCCCACTGCCCGTAGTTGATGAAGGCCCAGGTGTCATACGCATCGTTCAGCCCGATGTCGTACCGAAGCACGGTGCTGTCCCGCAAGGGGACTGGCCTACCATCCGAGCCAGTAACGGTCACCTCTGGCAGAGTCACCCGCGAGGTGAAGGTGAAGCCAGATGCGGCTAGGGTACCCACCGCAGGCTGCCCGACGATCTCGGAGCCGTACATGGGGTCGTTCGGGTTGGAGTAGAAGTACGTCTGGTCACCGGACGGGGAGCTAGCCCCATTGATGTTCTGAATGACCCACCAGCGCCCATCCCACCGCACTTCCTTCCAGTGATCAAGGTGGAAGGCTACGGCGTCCCCGCGAGGATCCAGGGTACCGTAGAACAGCCTGTTGCCCTCGGCCTGTACCAGGAAGAGCGTGGGTCCAACCCAGAAGGCATCAACGATGGTGTGCTTGAACACCCACTTGTGCCAGGCAGACTGCATGCGCTCCTGCCCGTCGAATGCGTACTCGTACACGTACAGCTCGGTGTAGTCAGAGTCCGTGGCCAGCACGGCCATAGGGGCATTCGCTGAGGCACGGAAAAACCTGCCCCTGCCCTTGAAGTAGCGAGGCAGGTGTGGCGTGCTGTCGAATATCTGGTACTCACCCTCCACCTGAGTGGCGGGGTTGATCTCCATGACTCCGGTGTACCCACCGGGCAGGTCGCGGCAGAACATCAGCGTCGGACCCACGACCTGTGGGGCCACCCTGGAGTTAGAACCGTACTGGTCGATGCCCTGCACCGTGGCTGTCCTCGGAGTAAGCACCCGGTTTGCGCCTGGAATGTAAGCCTGGTGCTGGGAGCTGAACAGGAGCACGTCCTTGCGGTACTGGATGGCCTGGGTGTACGTAGCGGCGCTCTGGGAGCTTGTCGCCACCTCGATGGGGTCCGAGTCAAGCAGCTCAGTCACTGTAGTCCTGAACCACACGTCGGGCTTCCCGGAGGCACTCATGGCCACCTTGGAGCCGGACAGGATACCAAGACGGCCCTGGTAACCGAATATGCCTGAGATGCCCTGGGTCATCCAGGCGAACTCAGGATTGGAGTTGTCATCCCCGGCCTGCCGGCCTGGGAAGAAGCTCGGGGCGTTGTGGTACCACCTGATACCGTCCCACCAGACCGCCACGGGAGTGTTGTGGATCTTCGTGATGCTGTTCGGAGCAGCGGTCTCCAGCCAAGCCTTGCGGTGCTCGTCCCACCGGAAGTACGGGGCAGAGTCACCAGAGCCCACCCGGAACACGGCGCCGTTCATCAGCCAGTGATTCACCCCAGGGAGCATCCCGGAGTTCAGCACATGGCCTGTACCTGATGTCACGATCCATGAGGCCCCCGTGGTGGAAGTCACCGATGTGATTTGGTCTGTACCTGCCCCCCGATTGGCCCGGAAGGCGATGTGCCCACCCTCGTTGGCGATGTGGATCATCTCCGACACCTTCTTGCCATTCCAGGGACCCGAGTTGATGACGATGTTTTGTAGGTTTGTCACCAGTTGGTGCGCGATGTACTCAGGTGTGGCCTTCTCAGAATCACCAGGCTGGGAACCGTCAGGGGTCTTGTACTCGGCCCATACCGAGCGGCCTACGGAAGGCCCAGCGAAGGACACCTGCAGCTGGAACGTCTTACCGAAGGCCCCGGAGGACACGTAGGCAAAGCCAGACTCGCGTATGCCCTGTGTGGTGGTGTTCCGCTCGACCGTGGGCCTCTTCTCAAGGTTGGCCACGTACAGGCGATCCCCGACGACGGCAGTCTGTATGTAGTACCTGCCAGAAGCCTTGAAGTAGTCGTTCGCGCCCCACTGGGTGATGACAGCCCCGCTCGTGGGATTGCACAGGAACAGCCGGCCCGTGTGGGTGTTGACCCCAACCACGACCTGAGTGCCCGACACCTCTACCACCTGATGGAACAGGCTGTCGTTCGTGAAGCCGCCGTCGGGCACATGGTCTGCAGTTGACCTGATCCCAGGACGCCGGCGTAAGCCGGTGACCGGATCGCACAACATGTTGACGAGGTTTGGCACTTGCCCAGGCTTGTGGAACTGGGGGTCTTGCTGTGTGACCCCCTGCCACAGCGGGGGCATGCTATCCTCTAAATACATAGTTTGATCCGTTGAATTCCAGGATGTCACCACCGCAGGCGAATGCCCGGTGGGACGTCAGTCTGTACTGCTTCGAGCGAGCATGGTCGAGATGCATCTGGGGCTCCAGCTGCTGCACCTTAGACAGGCAGAATTGGGTCTGGGCTGACTGGTCACCGAACCGCTGGGTGCACATGTCTGCGGCCACGGACCACAGCACCCACTGCTGGGCCAGAACCGGAAGTTCTTCCCAGTTCATGTCCATCGTGACCCAGCCGGTGATCTTGTCCGGCATGTCCCGGTGACGGATGCTGCCCCAGTGGGGATCGACCAGGTACTGCCCACCGCGGGACAGGACGCCCTTGACAGGGGTCGTGGGCTCGAAGGCTAGGGCTTGTGGACCGAGGTTGTACCCCTGGGACACCAGATCCTTAGGCACCTCGACTTGGAACTTGTTGAAGTACCAGCCCTGCTGCAGCAGCTGCTCCTTGTACATCTCGAACAGGGGCAGCACAGTAGGGACGGAAGAGTTTGACTCGTCCAATGAGGCCACAGAGTCCTCACCGAGACGATTGAGCACCGTGTTGACGGCTACGAGGAAGTCCATAGTCTCATTGGAAGAGCCCCGGCCCCCGCATGGGCCAGGGTTGTTGCACTACATCAGGCTGCCGGACGCAGGACTTGCACCGAACCGCCGTTCTTGTGAGCCACGTTGAACATCCGGATGGTGGTCATCAGGGTGTGCAGCTGGGACGGGAACGTCTCAGTGAAGCCATACAGCTCCTTGGCCGTCGGGGTGATCAGCACCTTGCGCGGGTCGAAGATCACGATCTGGCCACGGGCTTCGTCAGCCGACAGGTTGAACTGCTGGCCCATCGGGCTGCTGGCAACAGCTCCAGTCGGGAACAGGTTCGTCTCGTAGACAGGGATGCCGTTCAGGTGTACCAGCTTACGACGGGCAGCATCGTTGACCGCACCCGTGGCTTGCCACAGGGCGTTCTGACCATCCCAGTACGAGGACAGCACGTGGTAGATGTCCGGGGACACCAGCGTAATCAGGCCCGAACGATCGATGTCGTTCTTCGTCAGACGCAGGATGGCCTCGCTGTGCTGATCGGCGATCATCTTGGCCTTGGCTTCACGAGTAGTCAGGGCGTTGTAGCCGTTCATGTTCGTGGCCTGGCCCACCGGGAAGCGGGTGGTCAGCGAAGCTGGGGGAGTCCAGCTCGGGGCCTTGATCAGCATCCGCATGTGCAGGGTGTCGTACTCCTTGGCCTGGGCATGCCCAGCCTCGGCAGCGTACTCCACCGAGAAGGACGGGGCCGTCCAGTCATCGAAGAAGTCAGTCTGGACCTGCGTGTAAACGGCTCGGTCAACCTTCATGATGACCTTCTCGTTCACGATGCGCTTCGGTTCGAGCAGCTCACCGTACTGACGGACACCAGTCGTGGTTCCGCCGATCATCCGGTGGCCGATCGTGTTCGTGTTACCCTCGGTGTACTTCACCTGGGTCCACTTGTTCTGCGTGAACTGGGAGTTCTGACGAACACCGTGTTCGATCAGCGCTTCCAGCATTTCGTTGTGCACATCGACCGACGCGTTGGCGCCAGCCCAGTGAGCACGGGAGTTTGCTTCTTGGTTCGAGTAGAATGCCATGGTTATCGGCTCCTTTGTTCCGAGAGTTTACCGTAATGGCGGGCTTCGTACACTTCCTTGAACTGGGCGTTCAGGTCGGACGATTTGGGGTTGATGCTCGTGATGAACTCGCTGGCCTGTTCCCGGCTAAGACCCCCGGTCTTGCGAGGCACAGCCTGGTCCTTGGCCTTAATGATGATGTATGCCATGTCAGTGCCTGTTGATGTCGCGCGACGCCAGGTTGCCCGGGCGGCCCTGGGCCTTGCCACGTACACGCTGTGCCAGGATGGTCTTCAGCAGCTGCTCACTGTCCTCGTTGAAGTCGAAGGCGTCCAGCTTACCCTCGTTCAGGGCCTTGTGCAGGGCTTCCTTCATCTCGGCGTACGACGTACCCGCGCCACCTGCACCGCCACCACCTGCCGGTACCGGGTTCACATTGACTGGGGTGGTCTTGCCAGTCCCATCCGGCACAAGGCCGGCCATCTGGACGAAATCGAACATGATCTGAGCTGCCTGCTCGGCTCCTTTGACTGTCTTCTTGTCGAAGAGTTGCTGGACCTGGTCCTGGATGGACTTCGGTGCGTGCTGGGTGAACTGCTGATGGTACGATTGGTACGCCTCCTGGCCACCAAACTTGTTCAGGATGCCGTTGACCGTGCCCTCGTAGTGCTTGCCGACCGAGTCGATGATCTGGGTGATGATACCCTTCACAGCAGCACTACGGCCCGGCAGGAGCCGGTTCAGCGTGTGCTCGTTGATCCGGCTGGGGTCCAGGTAGTCCAGAGCGTCGCCCATGATCTCATCCAGGTTCACACCCGGGGTCATAGCCACGAGGGACTGGAGCAGAGAGCTGGTCAGCGGATCAACGTCTCGGGTCGAGTATCCAGCGATCTTGCCAGGTACTTCAAGCTTACCGAGAGCTTCCCGTTGCGGTTCAGCCGAAGGCTGGGGTGCAGCAGGCTGAGGCTCTGCAACCGGAGCAACATCTGGGCTCTCCGGAACGTTGCTTGTCTCCGGAGCTGTGTCGAGTTCGAGGTCTTCATTGGACATAGAGGTTTCCAAACGTAGAAACGGCATGAGCCGGCAGGCCGGCAAGGTTGACGGTCAGGGATGAATCCTGATTATCCCAGTTCGGCGCTGCACCTGTGTTCACGTAGGTGCGCATCGCAAAGGCCCCAGAAGGGCTTACACGCTCTTCGTACCCGATGTAAGGTGATTGCACCACCTCGGGTTCTGGAGCGCTCTGAGGGGCCTCTGCAGGGCTCTGAAGGGCACTAGCGATGGCTTGCACGCCCTGCAGGATCGCAGAGACCTGATCTTGAGTCAGAGTTACGCTCATTGTCCTAAGACTTGTCCAAGTGCTGCGGCTTGATCCACCGCGGTTGAGGCTTCAAGCTGGGCTGCCTGGGCCTGTTGCTGGGCCGCTGCGGCCTCTTCGTTGGCACGCTGCTCTTCCGGTGTGTACATGATTAGGCTGGGCGGGATGGACTTCCCACGTAGAATCACATCAACAACTCGCTTAGAATCCACACGAGCGTCAAGCTGAGCGACAGGTATAGCCGCTGCAATCTGCTGCGTTGCTTCGAGAAGCGAATCGACTTCAGTGCTGGCGCCGAGGGCAGGGCTCCCAGTCACGACTGACGCTTGAATGTTCCCAGAGATGACGTGGACTTCGAAAGCCTTGTCCACTTCCGATACCAGAAGGTAAGCCAGAGGTTCCTGCACTTCCGATGCCAAGGTGCTGTACACGCCACCGAGCAGCTGGCCGGCTTCACGGTCATCTCGCTGAAGCTCATAGGCAGTCACACGGTCCGCTGCGCGAACCTCCCCTGTGTACATGAACGGCTTCTGGAGTCGGATCAGGGCCTGTTGGACCAGGTCCATGACCACTGACAGCTTCTGACCACCAGGAAGCTCCACAGGAGCGACCATGTTCGGGGCACCGGACAGGACAGACCCATCCACGGACTTGGCAAGGTCATCGATCCGGGTACCCGAGGCGGGGTCAGCAAACCACCGGACCTCCAGCATCTTCAGCGCGTACGATAGCTGAGCAGCCGATAGCTCGGCCAGCATCTGGAAGTCAGGGCCGTAGTGCTCTACGTAGCCCCGGCCGTAGTGCTCACCCGGGATCAGGTTACACACGGGGAAGAACCATGGACAGGTCTTCTCCGGGTACCACTCCGATGGTTTGTACTGCACCGAGTCCACCCAGTAGGAGACCCTGTAGCCAGCCTGCTTGGGCTTCCACTCCAGGTCAACCCACTGGTACATGTCCACCTTCGATCGATCGTTGTAGGACTTCCCAGTGCCTGCCAGGGCCTCTTTGATGTCCGGGGGCAGGGCCTTGTAGAAGTTCTGCTCCTTGACCACGGCCTGGATGACTCGGCCAACATTGTCCCGCTGGACCACGAAGTTACCCATCCCCAGCACCCGAAGCGTGTTCGCCTTCTGGTCTCTGTGGATGGCGCAGTTCCCTGCAATGATGAGGTGGGACAGGGCCAGCATCATCCTGGCCCGTCCCTGATTGGCATCAAGACGTCTCTTGGCTGCCCTCGCCAGCTCCACCAGCCTGTCCTCAGCCTCAGCCTGCGATATCAGGCCATCATCTTGAATCCGCTTGATCATCTCAGGAGAGAATGAGAGCGAGAAGAAGGGCGTTTGGACCGGAAAGAGGAGATCGACGAGTTTGGCTACGAGGTTGTTCACCAGCGTAGCTCCGATGCTGGGAGCACACGTACGTGTAGACTCCCGCGTCCCGACCTCTACCTGGCGGGGTACGAGGGACGGGATGGTATACTTGGCGTATGTTCTGGCCGCCTGCAGCGCAGCGCCATCCTGCAGCTCGGTGAAGGCGGCATCTGGGGTGAGGTACGTGCCAGACATGGTTCAGAATCCGAGTGAAGACCAGACGCCTTGCAGACCCCGCTTACGGCGGGGATCAGACGTGCCAGCACTGGTCACAGCGGCATCACCGCCTGGGATCACCTGGGACACGTTCTGGTTCTGGAGGTTCTGGGAGAAGTTCCGCTGGAGGTTCGTGGCCGCAGCCTGCGCCGCAGCGATGGCGTTGTTTGCAGCGATCTGGGACTGCTCGACAGGCGATGGGCCGTTGTTGGCAGCAGCAGTGGCCGCGTCAGGGACTTGTGGCTTGGCCATGCCCGTGAGCTGGTCGGTCACGCCAGACAGCCCGAGGGGCTTGGCAACCGCGTGCAGGGGCTTCCGGATTAGTTTGCTCTTCATGATGGTACCTTCATGTGTTTGGTCACACACCCAGACCCATCAGGGAGCATGCGTGTGTAGCAGTAGTACGGACGCTGGGCATCCCGGGACAGTCGCTGAACGAACCGGTGTACGTACCGCTGGAAGCGTGTATCCACAGCGTCGGTCCGGTTGAAGTTCGCAAGGACACTGAAGCAGTGCCCAACGTGGGCATCGATGTCTTTGGTCACGATAGCCATGGACGTGACTTCCTCAGTCTTGTCATCCACAGCCACAAGCACCCATTGGTCACAGTCTTCCAGCAGGAGTGCTTCGAGGTACTGGCAGTGTTCGTCATCGGTCCATGACTCTGCCCACCTCGGGTACCGGCTTCTCGCCTCAGTCAGTAGGTTGCAGGCTATCCCTGTCAGGGTCAGCCACTCGGGGGAGTTGTAGTGGTAGTTCAGGTTCATCGGGAGTGGGTCCTCTTCCTACTACTGGGCACCCAGTTTGGCCTGATCCTTGGCCGGAATGAACATCCGCCCAGGATCCGGTTCCACAATGCGAAATCTTCAATGGAATCAAGCACTTAGACGCCTTCACAATCTTCACAATCTGTGCGAGCACTGAGCAAGACACCATTTTTGACAGAAAAAACCCCTTAAAATCAAGCACTTAGCGCTTGTCTTCTGACCCCTCTATATATATAAAAGGCGCCCCCTTCCTTCCCCGTACCAGAACCCGCTCAGTCTATCCTTTCCGCTGTGGTATATAACAAGACAAACACTATCCTTGTGTATGCCTACAAGAGCATAGACACAATGATTGTACAGTCCTGGTACAACACCATACAGAAGAGAACAACAACTGATTGAGCACCTGATAGGTGATCTATCCTTACCACCTGGCTATGTCTTAACCGTCCACAAGGACAGTACCACACTGTACAAGCACCCTATGGGTACTCTTCAATCCAGAACCCGGGATTGGGTCTGATAGAGAAGGACAGCAGGTCAACACCAGGAAGCACCGGGTCTGAACCGGTACAACAGCATACATCATCAACACATACACCACGTGCGGATAAGGTGAGCTATCGCTGGGACTGGGCCTAAGACCGGTATGGGGGCCGAACGGTCAAAGGCGGGGAGGATCAGGGGGGCGAACCCCTGCCCAACGCGTCTGGCGCCAAAACGCTACAACGTTGAACAGTTCCGAGTGGATTTCTTCTCCTACTACTGGGCACCTACTTGTGGCTTCACAGCCACAGGTTGATGACCAGTGAAGGATTGGAATCGGATTTCTTCTCCTACTAGTGGGCATCCAGTTTGTGCCTGGTCTACAAACGACAAAGGCCCACCCAGGGCCTGAACCCCAGATGGGCCTTGTGTCAGCAGAAGAAGAACTCCGAATCAAAGACTTGGCCAAGATCGAAGCCGCCCTGTTCAGGAGGGTCTTCGTACTCCGGGTTCAACTGGTCACGGAGCTGGCGCAGGAAGTCGCCGGAGTACATCCGGATGAACTCCTCTCGCAGTACCCGGTGCATGTAGTCCATGTCACCCGCATGGGTATAGAAGCAGTCATGGACACCCATGAAGCTCAGGCCCTGCTCGATCATCCGGTGGATCGTCAGCACCTGGTGGCTGGCATCCAGGCTGTGGATGACGTTGGGGGCCATGGCCATCTCGGTGCCATGGGGATCGGTCTCGTCTACCGCCCCTTGGACCACCACCTTGAACAGCTCCTGTCTGGCGTACAGCCTGAGCTGCTCCGCTTTGTCCTTCCGGACATCCTGGTACACCATGAACCCCGACGGGGTGGTCCAGCTGGTCGGCTTGTCCCCACAGGACTTCACCAGCCCCTTCAGCCAGTCCATGGCCCGGGCTGCGCCAGGGAACTTCGATTCAACCCCACGGAACAGGTACCGGCCCAAGAACAGACTGTCACGGAAACCTTCGCCCTTCACCCGGAACTGCCCGCCAGTCTTCTTGAACTCTTCGACCAGCTCGTTGAAGACATGCTCCCCGGCTGACCGTGTGGTTGCCGAGTACGAGTAGGTCATCACAGGCTTCTTCGCCATGCTCCTTGTGATGTCCCGCCCAAGCCACCACGTGGCAGTGGCCCTACGAGCCTCGTACAGGTCTTTAGAGACGATTTCTCCGCTGGGTAGGGTGATGACACCAGTCCCATCGTCTGCACGCTCTACGGGGCTGTAATCGGCTTCTAGGGCACGTACGGCCCAGTCTCTGACTCCGGTGTAGATGTCGGCCTTGTTCCCAAGTCCGTCACCGTTGTCCAGGTTGACCATAGGCCCCCCGTGCTCGTCGAGGAGGAGGGCTGAGTAGTGCTGCAAGCCACTGCAGGTGGCATCGCCGCCACAGGGGACTCCGCAGAGGTAGCTTTCGGGGTCTCCTGAGCGGTAGGCTTCCCGGAGTTCCCAAGCCGCAGAGAACATTTGCCAAGGCGCATCCCCGAAAACTTCGGGAGCATCGGCTGGGCAATCCAGAGCCCGCTCAATGTCGTTCCAGTGCTCATCAGTCCACCTTGCCCTGTCATCGTTCCGGGCCTTGTCGTATCCATAGCTGTTGGCGATGTGCACCTTCAGCCAGTACACACCACGCTTACCCAGGGGCTTCTTCTCCCAGAAGTGGATGGCGCCCTTGGCCATGTCCGTGCCCTGGGGATTTGGGATGCCTCTGTAATACATCCGACCACGGTAGTCGAGGTACATGGGGAACCAGATCGGCTTCCCGATGTCCCGGGTGGCCTGGATCAGTCCGCCCACCTCACGGACACGCTGCAGCCATTCGGCGTGTTGAACGTGCCATTTCGCCTTCTTGACCTTCCATTCGTGAAACAGCGCATCCGCTTCCTCCGTATTCGGCCGCTGAGCCCCTTCCCAGGGCCATGGCGGCTCGATCGGGGGTCGGGTAATGGGAACACCCAGGGTACCACCTCCAGCGTCCCAGAGGGCCGTTATGGCCTTCCTGGTGGGTTCGTGGATTGTGAAGGGAGTGGACTGCAGATAGTTCACTGCAGCGAACACCTTGGGCATCCGTTGGGCTGACCAGTCCTGGTCCCACTCCTCACGCAGACTCTTACGGACGCTGTGTAGCTTCAGCAGAGGGGCCTGGGCCTTCCTGGTCGGGGTCAGGTAACCACCATCCATGCTGTTCGTCCACGGATCGGGCGGTGCCAGCATCCGGCTCTCCTGGCGGTTCCAGACGCGATCCAGATCGCTGTCAAGGTAATCCCCCAGGAACTGAAGAACATCGCCTTCCAGAGCCACTCTCGTGGCTTTGCGGGGGTATTTCAGGGTGCGCAGGAGGCCGCAGCTGTCCATGGCCACGTAGCACCAGAACCCCAGCTGGGCCAACTCCTTCGAGGATCGGCTGGAGAGCATCGAGCCCAGCTTCTTCTGGGCATCCTTCATCACCATGTTCCGACCGACACAGGACTGCTCGGCAGAGTCCTCGAAGTCGAGGGGGAACGCCTCACGGTACAGACCGACGTTCTCCTCGTCCTGGATGTTCCGGCCAGTCCTGACCAGGTACCCGGCCAGGGTGTGGCTACCACCGTGAGGGACGGTGACCTCCAGCAGGGTAGTCATAGCGATGGCAGCCACTTCCGAGAGTCCGATACGCTCGTACAGACGGTACCGCCAGTCCCGTCGCCCGATGTCCTGGAACACCACCTTCAGAGCTTCCAGCACCGTGCTGTGGTGCACGGCCAGCCAGACCCGGGCAGCGCCGTAGTCCGACCGACCTGCATCCATGTCGGCGCTGAGCTTCTCCAATGCCTTCGTGCGGGCTTCGTGGTCTGCTGTGATCTCACGAACCCGCTCTGCTGCTCGCAGTTCATCGAAGTTCATCACTCGATCCTGTAGTCTTGCTTGACTTCCCGGTATATGCGGTCCAGCTTGGCCTTGACCACATCCCAGTGGTCGGACCCAGCCCACAGCTCAGCGAACGCCTGCTTCCGCCTGTGGTACCGTTCCTTCATGAGTCCGACTGCGCCAGTCTCGGCGCACACAGCCAGCTCGTCGTAGAAGATGTCTTCCCACTTACGATCATACGATGCGGACATATCCGGTATCCTCTTTGTTGCTTGCAACGGGACGATTACCGCGCAGGATGCCTTGGCATCCCATGCAGCGGTACTGTCTGTAGCTGTTGACCTGCATGTGAACATCTCCTGGGATGCGCTGAACATGCTGGCCGCCGCAGTGGGGGCAACGCTTCTGGTCGGCGTAGAACTTGGACAGGTCCACACCGGGGTAGCCCCATCCCCGAATCTTCTTGTACACCTCAGCCGTGGCCACGACGTCCTGCTTGTTGTACGTCTCCATCTCCTTCCAGGCTTCGATGTTGCCTTGAAGGCACTCACGCCACAGCTCGATGCCTGGGAACTTCCCATGGCCTTCCTTGTGGCTGTGGCCGTAAATCTTGGAGATGTGCTCCAGCTTGTGGCTGTCCGGCATGCTGTAGGTCCGGGACAGGCGCTGTGCGTCGCAGTGCTGGTAGTTGCTGGGCCGGCCCAGGCCATGGGCGATGCACCGGTAGTGAATCTTCCGGACGTCGAACTTCTTGCCGTTGATCGTCACCAGGACATCGCAGGTGTCGAGCAGGGTGTACAGCTGCTCTACCAGCTCCTTGTCGTCATAGGGGTCACGATCACGCAGGTCTTGGTAGAAGGGCTTGCCGTCGTGCAGCCACATGCCGCAGTAGCTGATGATGCCCGAGTGCTGAAGCACATGCTTCAGTGACAGGGACTGGTCATACATCCCGAACGTCATGCCCAGCATCGGGCTCGTCTCGATGTCCAGCACTAGAATCTTCGGCCCGTCGTGCACGACGCTGGGCCAGAAGTTTTCGGGCACGGGAAGCTGCCGAGTTTTGGCGAGTGCGCGTCTTGCGTGCTGAACGGCCTTCATTGTCTTTGTCCTCGTGGTACGGGTAGATGAACTTCTGATGGGGTTTTTCGTAGTAGGCCAACAGCTGTGTCAGCCACTTGATGATGCTCGGGTAGTCGGTGGCCTTGGCACCCCACTGGGCAGCGGCGTTGGCCACTTTACCCTCGGCAGCGTTGCATGACCGGTGCAGAAGACCCCTGATCCATCCGGAGTCATGGTCATGGTCCAGCACACCTTCGCCCTTCACCGACAGGTCAATGGGCTTCTGGCAGATGGCGCACAGCTTACCCTGCTCGATCCACAGCTTTCGCTGGAACGACTCCATCTGACTTCGGGGCAGCTTGATACGCCTCTTGGGAGTCTCGTCTGTCACAGGTAAGTCTCCGGGAACATGGTCAGGTAAGCCTCGGTGGCCTCTTCGATGGAATCGCCTGCATTGATGCGTGCTGTGCACCACTCCAGCATAAACTCAATCTCCCACTTCTTGTTGTTACGACGCCGCATCGTGGGGCTCTCGGTCTCGGCAGTCTTCGAGGTATCGTTTGAGTTCTGGGGGAAGTTCGAGTCCATTCAGGTACTCCAAAACGTTGTCATCAGGATGTCTGAGAAGGTACAGCAGCTGAGCTTCGGGCAGGGGGTCTTGGCCAATCTCCCGGTAGCACTCCAGCACGATACGTGCAGCATCCGCCTCGTTGGCCTCTTCCAGCAGCTTGAACGCCTTGGCAGGGCCACAGGCACGTGTCTTGCCTGGGGAAGGGGCCAGGCCCTGGATGTTGTCAGCCGCATCGCCCATGAGCATCTGTGCCCAGAAGAACACCATCCCACGGCCGATCAGCTTCCAGGAACCAGCTGATGTACGAGCCAGCTTCAACCACCCAGGCCCTGCACCATTGTCTATCTCAAAGGTGCTCATGTCCAGGTAGGGGCCACGGACCTGACGCAGGTCTTTGTCCACAGAGGCCACCAAACCCTGCTGTCCGAGACGCTCAGAATCCATGACGATCGCATCATCCGCCTCAACATCATGGTGCAGGTGGTACGACGCAGCAGTGGATGCCGTTTGCAGGCCCGTAATGGCCTCTCTGAGCGGTTCTAGCAAGGGGGGCTTTGGCTTCCCCTTACGGTGGGCCTGATACGGCTTGTAGGCCCGGATTTCAAGCCTGCCTGCCTTCTTGCTGTCCTTCGCAGTCAGGTGGACCCGGGCACTGGTGCAACCAGTCATCCGCATCAGACTGGCCACCGCCGACTGGATGTGCAGGATTCCGGCCTCAAGGGTCTCGACGGCGTAGGCTGCGTCGTAGCACAGCCCATCACCATCGAGGATCAAGACACGTCCGGGCACCTGGTCCGGGACGATACCCGGACCTTCGTACTCGGCGATCTGCTTGAGCAGGTCACTCTTCGTCATCTTCAGGCACAGCCAGCACGCGTTTCGGAACCTTCGGGAGAGCCGAGGCGGCCTTCTTCACCACAGCGGCCTTCACTTCCTCTTCCTCGTGCTGAATCATCTCTTCCTCAGCATCAGCCCCTTCGGGCAGGGCAAGGCGTGGAGTGTCGCCAGCAGCCTTCTGCGCCTTCCTGGCAGCAGCGGCAGCGGCTTCTGCCTGCACCTTCTCAAGGATGCCAGCCTGCTTCAGCATGTGCTCAGCAGGAGAACCCTCGAAGTTCACAGCACCGAGAATCAGCCGTTGCGAGTACGACAGAACCGGCCCCTCTTTGGTGCTGTTGTACAGCGATTCCCACTGCTCGATGCTGGGCTTCTGCCAGCTGAAGTACCGGATGTTCACCATCTCGGGAACATCGTACGGCTCGTCGGTGATCGGGTTGATTGCCGGGCCAACCTCGTCCAGTCGGAACTGACCGGCTTTGGGGTCCTTGTCGGACTGCAGGAAGTTCGCGATGTACGGGTTGCCGATCAGCTCCGGGAACGCCTTCTGGTCATCGTTGCGCAGCTTGCTGAATGCCTTGAAGGCAGTGGACTTGGCGCCGGTGCTGATCTTCAGCATGAATGTCCGCTCTTCCTTCGGGGATCCATCGGCGTTGACAAACTGTGCCGGGTCTGCCTTCTTGGACAGCGGGAACACCTCGAACGTCCAGACGAACTGGTTGTCCACTGGCTTCTGCTGTTTGGTGTTGAAGTCCTGGCGCATCTGGGTACCCAGCTCGATGTACCCGTTGCAGCGGACGAAGGCCCGTCCCGGGGGAACGCTGAAGCTACCACCTTCGTTCTGGGTGGCAACGGTTTGGTCAACGCCTTCGGTGTTGGCGGCCAGCTGGGCGAGCAGTGCTTTGTTCAGTGCCATTGTCGTGTCCTTACAGGGTTACGTGATGTTTCTCAAACAGGTTTGCCCCGGCCTCTGCTTCGGTCGGGAACGGTACGGGCAGCTGGTACCCGTAGTCCGCCATGAAGTCCGGGATGGATTCCATGATCGGCTTCACTACTTTTACCACAGGTGTGACAAGCCTGTCCAGCGTGTCGAAGTACAGGGCGTCGTGCACCTGATTGACCGCATACACCAGATTTCGCCATTTCTTGCGAGCCAGGATGGCCCACATCACTTCCCCGGCCATGGCTTGGACGAAGAAGCTTCCTTCCCCTTGGATCGGGAAGTTCCGCATGTGCGGCGTGTGGAACTGCATCTGAACGGTCTTGGCGCCGTTGATCCACACGTCCTTGGGTCTCTTCTCGAAGGTGTACACCGTGCAACCAGGGCTGGTCCAGGTGCCACGGAACACAGCGCGTTCGCCATCGTCGTAGGCCAGCTTCACGGTGTGTGAAGTGCCTTCGATCTCCGGGTACACCTTCTTCTCGTACCAGCGTTCAACTCCGGGGAACAGCCTCCGTTCATTGTCGATGAACTCCTGGGCCTCTTCCACCGTACATCCGATGTTGAACGCCATGCCGTAAGCCGTACCTCCGTACTGATACTGGAAGGCTTTCGGCTTGATGTGCGTCCGCATCTTCTTGTACTCGGCGTGCTGGGGGTCGGTGGCATCCTTGCACTTCCTCAGCACGTCCTCGTACGGCTCCGCAAGGGATGACGCCAACCGCATGCAGTGCATGTCGGTGCCCTTGACCAGAGCGTCAATCAGGTTCTTGTCCTTGCTGAACGCAGCCAGGACCACCACCTCAAGGGCCGAGTAGTCGATCTCGATCATCCGGCCACGTGGTTCGCCAGCTTCCAGCCCTTCCAGGCAATACTGGTAGACCTCATTGCCAATCTCGTGTCGGTGCTTGCCCAGCCACAGCCTATCGTTGAACCGGCTGGTGAACAGCAGTTTAACCCGGGCCGTGTCTCCCCTTGGAACGTTAGTGAGATTCGGTTTCGTTCCGGACAAGCGTCCGGTCTTGACCGATGTCGTGTTCAGCTCATGGTGCACTATGTTGTCGTGTGGGTCTACGTAGGTGAGCATACCTACCTGTTCGCCCTGACCATTGGTACGCATGTAGTACGTGCCCAGCTCCTTGTCCAGCTCGGAGAGGCGGACCATGGCCTTCGCCACAGGCTTCCACTCATCCGGCATGCTTGGCTGCTCGGCCCATGCCTCAATGAACTCCCTTCCGGTCGGGTACACCTTGGACCCATCGGCATGGGTCATGGTGGTCTCGTAGTTCTCCAACCGTTCTCGGAAGGCGTCAGTCAGATGGTCCCACGGGATGATACCCGGCAGTTCGTACTCGGCTTCAAGCCATCGCAGCTTCTCCTCATCGGTATCGACACGGAACACCTTCGGTGCCCCCTTGTTCACCCCACTGGCCCATGTGACTGCGCCCTCTGGCACCGGACCATCGGCGGGGTAATACTTCCCGTCGGCGCCCTTGTACATGTCCGCCTTTACGTACTTCGGAGGGTCATACGAGCCCCGGTACCGGGCCTTGTAGTACCCACCATACAGCAGCGAAGGCTTCGTGCTGATCGTCACCTTGAAGTCCAGCCCAGGAAGGTCCGGTGCTCTGGTCTTCAGGGCCTCGTGTACGAACTTGTCCAGTTCTTCGTACTCGGCTTCACGTTCAGCCAGGTGCTCTGCTGCCAACGTCATGTCGATGTGCATGCCGTTGTATGTCGCCAGGGTATTGAACAGATACCCACCCATTCGCAGCATGAACATGTCCCACATGCCCTTGTCCTGAAGGGCCTGCACCTGACCCCAGAAGACCTTCCGGGTGTTCTCGATGTCCCCAGAGGGGCCGAGCAGGTACTCGTCGAACAGTATCCGCTTCTCGATCTGGCTGGTCTTGATGCCCTGCTCCCACAGTGCCTTGACCACATCGACCTTCTGCGTGCCGCCGTACCGTGGGGCAGTGGTGTTCAGGCCGGGGTACAACTCCGTCATGCCACCAAGGATGAACTCTGCAGTCTGGGTGTCGAACAGCCGCCCGCCCCTGTGCAGGAAACCCCACATGGCCTTTGGCTGGCGGTGCAGGAGCCACTTCACATCGTACTGAAGGTTGTGACCGACCAGCATATCCACCTCATCGGGGATGGACAGCCACTCCTCATCAGTCGGCCCATCGAAGTACCGGCCCTCGATCGTGCCATTGCCCAGCGCATCTTCGATGCACCAGCCTGCAGCAACGATGTACAGTTCCGGGTTCCATGGGTTGGAGACGGGGTCTTTGGGGTTCCCAGTGGTCTCAGTCTCCAAGTCCAAGATCATCACAGACATCAGTATCCCCTCTGCAGGATGATTTCCAGGCCGTTCCGCAGCGCCACATCCGGGGTGGGGGGCAGCGGCGCATCGAACGTCAGCTCGTACTTCTCGCCGTTGATGGTTACCTTCAAGGTGTCGATGTCGAAGCTCCATGCCCCGGCAAGGTCTTCCTTGTGGTACAGCAGACGGTCCACGATCTCCAGCGCCACATTGTTCACCAGATCGTTCGCCGGCCTGTCCTTGTACCGGATGGCGCCAGCGGCGTATATCTTGCCCTTGGGCTTGTACACACCAACGGTGACCAGTGCTGCGCCCACCTTGTACTCGGCGTTGAGCTTGACGTTGAAGCGCTTGTCGCCGGCGGTCAGCAGGGATTCAATCGTTCGTGCAGGGATCATGACATCTCCACAAATTCACATTTGGTTGGGTCAAACACAAGCTGACACTTCACATACCCCGGGGATCTGGGACGCTGCAGCTTGTTCTTCGGGGTACTCAGGCCGCGCAGCTCGGGGCTTTCCTGATCGAAGTTGCCCATCATCAGGATCAGGTCAACGGCGCCTTGCACACCAGTCTTGGACTCCTTCAGCGCAGACTGGGGCGGGTACAGCATGTTCGCACCTTCCTGACTGATCTGGATCGTTCCGATGCCCACGCAGTCGTGCCGGGCCAAAATCTCCCGCCACAGTTCCCACACCCGCTCGGTCTCGGCATGGGCTGCCTGACCAGGCACTCCTGTGTGGAAGTTCGACAACATGTCAGCAACCACCACAGAAGGCTTCACAGCGTCGATTACGCGCTCTATCTGCCCCATGCTGGCCCCATGCATGTCCTTGATCCGGATGAAGTCTGACGGGGTTCCAAGGGCCTTCTCGTAGGCTTCCTTCAGCTTACCGGCCTTGGACAGCTTCTGCAGATCGTCCATGGTCATACCCAGCGCCGACTGGTACAGGCGAGGAATCAGGCGCCTGCCCTTGCCCTCGTTGTTCAGCCAGAGGATTGGACGGTCTGGTCCGAACAGCTTGAACGCCTGCCCTGCCCAGTCCGTTAGGATGGCCGCCACGAGGCTGGTCTTCCCCCGGTCAGGCCGCGCCGCGATGGCGATGCTGATCCCACCCAGAACCCCTTGGATCGAGTGCCGAAGTGCTGGCCATCGCCGGAACTTCAGGCCCGCATCCTGATCGGCTTCTTCCAGAAGCTCCTCGATCGGTGTGCGCTCGTAGTCCGTGGCCGATGCCATGCCGGCCAGCTTCATGGCATGCTGGGCAACGGCTTGCAGCTCGAAGGCAAGGTCGATCTCCTCTCCCTGATCCCACTTCTCGATGATGCCCTGTGCCTGCGCTGCCAGACGCCTGGAGTACAGCACGTCGCTGACAGCGCTCAGCTCACCTTCGGTCGGGGGATTGTCCTCCAGCTGCTTGATCAGAGACAGCATCAGGGCTGTACCGTCAGGGTCTTTGTCTGCCTGCAGAGCGATCATCTCACGGATGGCCTGCAGGCTGACCTCTTCAGCACTGGAGTTGCTCTTCAGGTAAGCCCTGTACCAGGCCATAATCGCCTGGGTCTCGACCATACCATCACCCTTGGGGATCGTCGGACCCAGCAGGTTCAGCTTACCTCGATCTCGCAGAAGGTGCAGGATCGTCGTTTGCAATGACACGCTTGTACTCCTCGTTGATGTGGTCCATGGACATGTCCTTGGGGTCAGCGCCTTCAGGCACCTGGAACACCCGAACATCCAGGAACGGGGACACTTCAGCCGTGGTCCGTCGGACCGCCTGCCGTCCGGCATCGTCACAGTCGTAGGCCAGCACCACTGGGCATCCCAGCAGAACCAGGACACGCTTGGCTTCGCGATTCATCAGAACCCCATGGCTGCACAGCACGTTGGCCGTCTTGCCACACACTGCGTACAGCTTGAAGGCCGACAGCAGGTCTTCGCAGACGATGGTGAAGTCATCGTTGGCCCGTGCCTTCAGCAACGTGCTCGTGGTGCTGTGCAGCCACTTTGGCTGGCCGTCAGGGGTAGTAGCCCTGCTGGCGAACTCGCCAGTCACCGGGTTTATGAAGTACAGGCGCCGTTGGCCGGGGCTGTACTTCAGCTTCCAGTCGAACAGCCAGGACGGTTGCAGTCCGTACCGGTAAAGCCTGCTTGCGAGTACATCTTCTGGAACATCCGCCGTCAGGTCGAGGGGGAGTTCCCGTGGCTTGGGCGTGGCAACTGGCTGCGCCTGCCTGACTTCCTTCATCTGCTGGGCATACCACCCGCACCACATGCACAGTGCCGACCAGCGGTCCGGCTTGTTGTGCAGGATCAGGTTGTCCTTGTTGCAGTGCCCGTGCCGTATCCACTTGCTGCGCCCGACAGGCAGGGCCTGCGCTGCTCGCAACCAGTTCATCAGCACTCCTCGATCGGGATGAAGCGAGGCTCGTTCTGGGCAGCGGGGACAGGACGGGCCGTCTGGAACACCACGCCGGGGGCCGGGGGGCAGGAACGGCACGGAGCATCCCTGAAGAACTCCTCTTCGGGAACCCATTTGCCCTTCTCGAACGAGTAGTACATGCTGCGGTAGGTGTCTTTCAGTTGCATGGTCATTCCCCAAGGTCAAGTTCAGGTTGCACTTCAGCGATTTCCGCCAGCTTGTCCAGTAGCGCCAGGTAGTTCGACAGCATGTCGTACACCACCAGCTCCAGCAGAACCCGGTCAAACTCCGCGTTCATCCGGATGGTACGGGTGATGATGTGGTCCATGTCCGTGAATGCCACGTGCAGGGTACCATGGTCATCGTCGTGGTCATAGGTGGTGTACACCGACCAGCCACACGCACCGTCCTCGAGGCTGCAGAACACATCGTGGTACTGGTACACGCCGTTCTCGTCCTCTACCGTCATCACATTCGGCAGCTTATCGACAAATCGGTCGGTCAGTTTTGACAGGTAGGCTTTGTGTTTCGTGAACATGTTCGTATCCTCAAAGAACACCCTGATAGGCGAGTTCGGCAATGGCATCATCCATGGTGGCCACAGGGTGACGTGGGGTCACCATAAACTCTTCCAGGTACGTGTCGCCTTTGGTCAGGAACACATCGATCGTGCCCATCAGCTCTGGGAAGATTTGCAGGCGTATACCGTTCGGGTACAGAAGGCCATCGGACAATCGCTTAGCCTCGTGGCTGAAGTCGATCAGGTAGTGCCGTATCCGGAAGGTCCCAATGGGCAGGTCCCCCTTGGTGGCCCACAGGAACAGTTCCTCATCTGTGGGTTCGTGATCGACCAAATACGCCAACCGCTGCCTGCCCGATGTGCGGATGATGACGCCATCTTCCGGGAAGTACCGCACTGCGGTTTCCTTACCGTTCTTCACCAGCTCCAACGATGTTCCCTTGTCGTAGTTTCGCATTGCTTATCCTCTCAATACGCCATACAACAGCCAGTGTGCCACCACATTCGCAGGCAGGGCACGTTTCATGTCCGACAGGTATGTGCCGTCGGTCAGCTTCAGATGGGCGCCATCATTGCGAAGCACGATGTACTCCCGAGACTCGAAGGAAACATACCCATACCCACGGCGCAGTACCTTGCCCACCTGTCGGCGCACGGTGCCTTGTGGGACTTCCTTGAACACGTCGAATGAAGCGGGCAGCGCGGCCTTCTTACCAAAACCCATGCGCCCATGAGCGCCGAACCCACACGCCGTGACCCACACATCCATGGCACTGAAGTTGGGCCAGCATGTCCATGTGATGCACACGGTGCCGTTGTGGCTGATCCACTGGTGAGTGCCTGGGTGGTTGGTCAGCTGCCGGACATACTGCTTGATCCGCTGGTACAGGCTCTTACTCATCGCCTTCCCCTAGGGCACCTTTGCAGTACCCGATGATGTCCATCCAGTTATCCCGGTAGTTGATGTCCCCGTTGATCATCCTCGCCAGCTTCATGGCGATCATGTCCAGGCACATCTGCTGTACCGGAGACGCCTTCTCGGTTGTCAGCAGGGTCTTGAGGGCGTGGTACAGGGCACCGTTCTGTGCGAACGTACCGTACCGTGCGCCCCGTTCCCGCAACACATCATCTACAGTCATGGCAGCTCCCGTTCTTTCAGCGCCTCGAACGCGCTTCCGTAGATTTCAGCCCACGACGTATCGCCGTACCGCAAACCGCCCCACAGAGGCTTTACGAAGCCCTTGTATTCAAGGTAGATGGTCACCCGATCGCCGTCTTCCCGTGTGATGAGGTCATACCACTTGGCATTAGGGATACCACCCCAGCGCCCACCGCATGACGTGGCGTCAAGGAACCACACCGGGAAGGGCAGTTCCCTGTACTTATCCTCAAGGTACAGGGTGGCGTCAACATCGTCCGGCGCCACATCCGAGAACGTGTCGCAGAGCAGTTCAAAGTCATAGTCTGCATATCGCAGGTCATGCTCCACAGACGCTTTCAGAGCGTCCAGAATCGCGTATTTCAGTTCGTTTTGCATCACTTACTCCTGTGTTCGTATATGAACGTTGCGTTGTACAGCTCTTCCATCATGGCATCGGACCACCAGTTCAGGTGATCTCCATGCTTGAACTCCAGCAGGGCCAGCACGCCTTCTGCCTTGTCCTTGCCGTATCCGGCGACTTCCTGCAGGGCAGGTGACCGGGAGTGCCGCAATGCCTGCACCGCCTTGTACCCGCCCACCGACTGGGGCTGGACATACTTGCCCGGGTGCAGGTAGTGCAGGAACTGCTTCAGCGCCGGCTTGAGGTACAGCCCCGTCTTCGCCAGCAGTGGGTATATCTGGTTCTGGTCTCTGATCCAGAAGTACACCTCACCCTTGGCACCGGGGCCATGTCGGAACAGCACATCGTCCACCCACTGGTGCAGCTCGGCGTAGTTGCCGGCCACGGCACCCAGGTGCGCCTCACCGTCGAACCAGTACCAGTACGCCACGATGCATTGGGTATCTGCAGACACCCGGACTCGCCGAATGTCCGGGTGCATCTTCACTTGAATCGTCACTTACCCTCGCAATCGCATTTCAGGGCCTTGGAGGCTTTCTGCACACGGGATGGGGCAACCACCTTGGCTTTCGGTTTGGAAGGCGCCACGGGGCTGATAGGGGCCTTAGCGGGCGTGATTTCGTAGGCCACACACTCTTGGACACGAATCGTCGTCACCATACGCTGCAGGGCACCTCCGTGGGACCCTCCGATTGAACCGCCTTGGCCAGAACTACCGTTGGCACCAAAGGCCAGGGCACCTGACGTGGACACGGTCAAGACCGTGGTGGTCTCGTGCACCTTGTGGCCGATCAGCTGGGCCATGCCTGGCATGACCTCGACACGGCGGTACGGCATGTCGAAGTCGGGGGCCAGCCACTGGTTCTCGCCGAGCTTGACGTTGCTGTCTACGAACAGGCCGATAACCCGGCCTTGAACGTCCGTTGACATCACGCGCTGACGTGGGCCGCAGTACGGGTCCGCCATACGGCTGATCTCGGCCGATGGGGCCACCATCGCAGCGGCAGGCACCGCGACCGGTTTGATGTTCAGCGACTTGTTGTTGTACATGTACCCGCCAGTGGCCAGGCTGGTGTGGGAGTTCACACCGAAGCTGCCCACAGAACCGCCCGTGGCCGTCTGGCCTTGATGCTGGCCTTGGGTCTGATCGCTGTGCGCTTGCGAGTGCAAGCCGTTGACAGAAGCCGTGGGCTGGTTGGTGGTGTTGATGGTCTTGTTGTCCGAGTTGGTCTTGCAGGCATTGACGCCTACGCAGTCTGCGCCCGGGGTGTTGGTGGCGTGAGCCGACAGGGCGATCAGGGACAGGGACAGGGCGATGATGGTCTTGTTCATGGTGCAGTTCATTTGAGTTCAGTTCAGTTCAGTTCAAGTGTGGTTCAGTGCTTTGCGCTTAAACACAGTACGTCGATGGCCTGTGCCATTCTGTAGACTTCCCCCAAGTCCTGGGGGAATCGAACAGGCATACGCCTGTGCCACAGTTCTTCACCGCCATGACGGAGCACTATGCGACACTCCATGTCCGACGTAGGGGTGACTTGGAAGCATGTGGTCTCGGCGCCCATGTGGAGCAGGAACTTCAGGACATCGCCATTGGTGCTAATCTTCCAGCCGGAAACGAGCGGACGAGCGGACCAGAACTTGTACAGGTCGAACTCTTGCAGCTTCGCCGTGTCTCGCAGCAGGTTCCGCAGTGCGGAACCTGTAAGTCCGGCGGTTCCTGGGATGTCTCGGATAGTAAGTCCATCGGACCCACTTTCTACCAGCACATCGGCCGGGGCTGTCTTGAACCCGTACGCCGTCAGATGCACGCCATTATGGGTCAGCGTAGCGTCAATACGGCGGGAGTTTTCAAGCTTGGGAAGGGTCTTGTCGAACTGGACTTGCTCTGTGGTAAGTTCGATGTCAAGCATGGCGGATTCCCCCGATGGGGATTGCGATGAGTAACACATGTTCACCGGGCCTTTAGTTTGTCCTCGATCTGTGACAGCTCGAAGGCAAGCCGACGCTTCGTTGTTTCCAGTTCTGCACGATACTGCTCACGCCGGGAGTCTTCGTCAATGTCGAAGTGGGATGGGAACAGGGTGGCCAGCACGTTCAGAACGATCGGAACACCGGCGTACGTTACGTCTGTGCTGTGGAACACATCGCCATTACGGCTGTACGTCACGATGGCTTCCCCATCGACCGACGTCAGGGTGACATGCGCCTGGAGCCCATCTGGGAATTCAAGGGTGTCCCCGACCAGCTTCGCCTGACCCAGCTGGCTGTTCAGCACAGCTGATAGCTCACTACCCGCCGGGGGGCTTGCCTGATCGAACGCCATCATGAACAGGTGCTCAAACACTTGGGTATGGGTCGTGAACTTCCGCCCATCCTGATCAAGCAGGTACACAGTCGGTTCCGAATACTCGGCTTCACGGATGGCTAGCGTCATGGTGTCCGTGTCCAGAGTGTAGATGCGCACACCTTCACGGTCATAGGATGAATCAATAGGGTCATACTCGGTCTCGTACGCCCGGAAGGTGTACGTGCTGTAATCGTCGTGCGCAAACTCGAACTTCATGTTGTGCTCCGAATGGCGTTCTGCACGCCTTTGATGAACATGTGACACAGAGCAGGGGGGATACCCCGCTCCACCTTCTGCAAGCCTTCCAAGATGACCCGGGCAACCGGGGGCGCCATGGGCAGGATGACACGCAGTTCAACCTTCCCGGAGCCTTGGCTGAACATCAGGCCATCCTTCGTTTGGGCCACTGCATAGCCCATTTCGGTTGGCACGTCCACTTCAATGTACTGCACATGCCCTTCAGAAGCCTTTACAGCCCCGTAGACGCGTTTTCTGAAGTGCTCGAAGGTGTCGGTACTATACCCCCGTGCCATCGCCTTGTGGGCCGTTTTACGCGGTACGATGAGCTTGCTCACAGCACACCCCCAAGTTTGAAGAGTTCAAACAACGCCCATAGCAGGTTCACGGCCAACAGGCCGACGGCCACCCTGCCGGCTGTGTTCATCTTGTCTGCCGAACGGTACAGCGCCTTACGTCTCGGTGCCGACCACGTGAAGTTCGCTTCATTGCGAGTACGCTCTGCCAAATGGTGTGCATACTCTGCGATCATCCAGCAACCCACGCTGCTTCCAAGCAATGTCCAGATCATTTCGATTCCTCTTCGTTGTATTCAGACAGCACGGCATCACGCCATGCTGCATTGATTGCTTCCGCCAGATCCCTCAGGCTTTTTACTGCAGGGTAGCTGGGGTACGGTTGTGGGATGGTGAATGTGTAGATTTGGTCGCCAGACAGGAAGAGTTCCGCCACCGTGGTGCTGTCATCATCTGGTGATTCGGTTACTTCAATCCGGTACTCGTCTTCTCCAGTATTGGCGGAGAACTCGGTGCATGACCACCGTATAGACACGTTCCACCACTCGACATACGGGGTGTCAAGCCACGCCTGTTTGAGCGGGGAATACTCCGCCTTGCCCGCTTCCGCATGCACCCTACGCAGCAATTCGGGGCCAGACACGTTCGTTGTGTCGGGAATGTTAATCAGGCAAAGGTTCGTAGCGGGGCACGATGCCTTCCCTGCATTATACTTGGGCTTGACGATGATATCCGCATCGCACGAGCAAAACACCGCCACTTCAACAACGCACCCCTTGTGGGTGAATTCGAAATGCACCTTCCCCTCACCGGCGGCAATCGCCTTGTCCAAGTCAAGGCCGGCGAAGAAGTTCCGTTGTTCTTTGGTCAGTTTCATACTACACCTCATTCATAAACACGTTCTGCGTCTTCGGGGATACCGAAGCGTTCCACATCCTTCAGCACCGACACCAGCAAGTCGATTGCCGTCTTCTGATCGTTCCAGTAATACTGCAGGGGGATACGCCACACCCTGGGGAACTCTTCCCCACCGCTTATGTAAAGCGATAGAACGGCGTACAAGCCGTCCTTTGACAGCTCTATGGTGTCGGCATCATGCGCGATCATAAAACGCCTTGTGGCGCGTTTTGACGTGTCGTAGCCCCATTGCCAAAGGTCCCAAGCCCGTGCCTGCGCGGGGTCTTTGTCTGCTCTCATGTCATTCTCCAAAGATGGCCAGTGCCAAGACCGACACCAGCACAACAAAGCCAAGGATCAGCAGGCTTGTAAAGCCCATGTCTTCAAGTGTGTCATCCGGGTACATACTCGCCTCATGCATTGCAAAGGAACAGGTTCAACACAGACAGAACAGCCGCGATGGCGATCAGGCCAGCCGCTGTACCGTGGGCATCCGCCTTGATGGCGGGGTCATTGGCCTTACGGCCATAATTGAAGGCAATCAGGGCGCCTACCGACGCCACAACGATCAGGATATCCATTTCGAAATCCCTCCAAGGACTGCACCAGTCAGGCTGCCCAACAGACCCAGCACAAGTGCCAAGATCAGAAGCAGGACAGCAACCGATGGGTTGATTAAGAACATCACAACGATGGTTACCGGGTTCAGCAACAGGGCCAAGCCCAGCATCAGCACGGCTGCACCCGTTGCCAGTACAGTGTCAATCACGTCATTCATTGGTTCAATCCTCATACAACAGTTCAGTGAAGTGCCGCCTCATGGCGGCGTATCACTGCACGGTTAGAACAGGTACGTATCACGAAGTTCTTCAGCCAATGGCACAACACGGGTGCTGTTGCTGTACCAATCCAACAGATTGGCTTTGGTACCCAACACACCACGTCCTTGTGTAGCTTCGTAGATCACCTGTTGCAAAGCCATACCATCAAACTTGTCAAAGCCGTTGCCAAGCTTATCAGCAATGGCTTGTCCAACACGTTCGTCATCAGCGAAGGTTCTGCCGTACAACACCCATGTACCATCCATGTACCCGGTGTTGTAGAAGTGTTTACTCCACAGTTCATCCGCTTCTGCAGTCAGTGTTCCATCCGGTTCAGTCAGGTATTGCAGTGCCAACAACACCGCATCAACGCTGTTGTTAGCACTGTAGATTCGGATCTTGCTACTTCTTGGGTTATCAAGTTCTACGGCTTTGTAGTACGCCTGCAGGGGTGTTAGATGGTCTGTGTTTTCTTCGTTTTGAAGAATCTGGTCTGCCCACTCTGTGGGTATCCTTCCCACATAGGTTCTAACACAGCCGTTGGGTTGTGTTATCACTTCTGCTACGGTGATGTGTTGTACTGGTGTTTCAGTGGTGATTTCAACCGTGTGTTTGATTTCCATGAGTTGTGCCTTGTATTGTGTTTGATCTGGTCTTCGGTTGTGTTGTTCCGGTGTTTGCACCGGCTTTGCACCTGTTCGATCGCTCGGTGCTCCGCACCTCAAACAACGATCGATACGGACGCCTACGGCGTAAGTCTTTTGGACATACCCCCCCTACCCCCCCAGGTGACTTAAGGACAAAGCTTCGCTTGCCCATCACCCGGTGAAGGATTTGCTGCCCCCTACCAGTTCCGGCCGGTAGGTCAATGTATGTTTTGGTCCGGGGGATTGGCCTGTCACACCGCTGTCGGTGAACGGGGTCCGATCCGGCCCACTAGGAAGGCAGGTTCCCCCGCCCACTAGCGACTACATACTGCAGCCAAGGTGAAGTATCGCACAACGCCTACGCTTTTGCAAGTGCACCACCACCAGCGGTGTGGGCAACTTTGTCGAACCTCATAGAAGCCTCTAGAATCGATTGGAAGGGGCGGGTAAGGCAATCACCATACCCGGATAAGAAAACGCCTCCACGGGGCTGTATTCAAGCCGTAGGGGCATTGCCAAGGGATTCAGTCGGTGCAGTTGCAGTTTCAACCCATCAGGCCCACCGGAAACCGGGGCGTTCGGTGGCTTGCATGAACCGGACACGGCTGTACGGGTGTGATTCGATGACCAGCCCGGCCTTGCGGTGGAGCTGTACAAGGACGGTGTCAGAATCGCCAGGGCGGTTGGACATGAGGAATGCCTTGCCACGGTACGCCTGTGTTCCAGTCAGCCAGATATCAACCCATTGGCGTTCTTGCACTTGCGCAAACTTCGTGGTAGTGTTCATGGTTGTTCAGTCAGTCGGTCATGACGAAGCCCCTGCCGATCAGAAGACAGGCAGGGGCGGTTGAGCTACAGATCAGGGGTCAGTGGTTCAGGATCAGGCTTTCAGGCTGGCCAGAAGGGCTTCCAGCGCTTTGATTGCTTCGTCCTTGTGGGTGATGGTCAGGCCGGATTCGGCGGCCGTTGTGAGGCGTTTAGCCAGTCCTTCGACGGCTTTGGCAGCGTCCCACGACACCGGTGCTTCCTTGGCTTTCTCCGGCTTGGTGTCCCACTTGTCGTTCAGCAGATCAGCATCGGGGGTCCACTCGGCAACCTTCCGGGCACTGGGCTTGCTGTACTTGACCGTCTCACCCCGTTGCATAGCCTCATAGTCCTTACGCAGAGCGTCGGACAGCGGGGCAATCGGGGCGTTGCGGTACAGCCATGCGGTCAGCAGCTTGCTGGTGTTTGCAGGGGCACCGGCCATTGCTTTCAGCAGGCTGTTGATCGGGCCAATCTGGCCGTGCTGGCGGGCGATGATCGTTGCCGATACAGCAGCGGTTTGGACCATCTCGGTCCACTGCGGGCCACGCTGGCCGATGATGCGGATGAGTTGGCCAAGACGTTTGGTGTCGGTGATGATGTTAGCCATGATGTTTACTCCGGGTGTTGGGCATTGTGCCCATGGGGTTTGGCGTCAGAGACGCCGCTTGTGCGGCTATAGACGCAGATCGATGAGGGCGGGCACTGGTGTCAGAACCGGGCAGCACTCATTGGTATGCATCCTATCGTCAGCATCGGGGCCGTTAGGCACTTGCGATGACCGCTTTCCGGTAGACCCTCTCGGGCGGCCGGGGGTTGCATTAGAACCCATTCCCGCGGCGGTGGTTGGCACTATCTATCGGGCGTGCCGTGCAGCCCTTCCAGTGTTTTCCCGGTCCAAGAACAGCAACCTGTCAGATGGTACTGGTACCGCTATGTGGTCTGATTTGGATCATCTGGCCATCAGGCCGGCGTCCACTAAGTCCACATATTGGGGAACACTGTCTTCAGCTGCCAATGTTCCCGGGTATGTGTACTGTGTTGTGTGTCTGGTGTCTTACTCCGTTTCGTTCACCGTGAAGCCATTGTACGTCAAGTCAAGGGATCAGGTGTTATTATTTTGTAAATGTTTTGTGAGAGATCGTCAAACGCTCTTGTGCAGCGGCTTTGGCAACACGGATGGCAGCAGCCTTCGGGGTGCGCTTGCCGGTACGGCCCTCACGGGCGGCGATGTACATAGCAGCGGGGCTGTAGAGTTTGGTACCACGGTTAGTCTGTTGTGCGATCATGATTCAGTCCTTGTGTTGTGCGGATTGTACAGACGTGCAAAAGCCGGGTTCAACGCTCGCCGTACTGTTCGTCCGAGCGAGCAGCAGCAAAGCAGATGCTCAACACGGTAACCAGCGCAACAGCGTAGACGGTCAGAAGGGCGGCGGTGATCAGATCGAGTTCCATGTCAGTTCTCCGAGGGGGTTTGGGGCGGTGGTAGAACCACCATGTCAAGCATTGTACAGCAGTCAGAATCCGTGTCAATACCGTTCGTCGGTTTGGATCAAGCTTCCAGTGCAGCAATCAGACGGTTGGCAACATCCTCAACGTTCACATCGGCGGTGTCATCGATGTCGGCCATCATGATATAGTCATCACGGTCCAGCACACGGCGTACCACGGGACCGGACACCGTGACTGACACCAGATCAGCACCGCCATTCACCCCTGCGATGCGGGCGATGCGGGCTTGGTTCCGATCGGCACCGAATGCCAGTGCACGGACAGTGTTCCCATCGCGGGTGATGTGGTGTTTGTCGGCGGTGTTGACGATGACTTCAGCCAGTTCAGCGGCGATGGCAACGGCGTTATCGTGGGTGTACATGATGTGGTTCCTTCAAGTGTTCAGTGTTCAGTGTTTGGTGGTGATCGTAGGGCCGGTGGCCCGTCAGTCATCGATCACCATGGACAGCATTGTACACGTGCTATCCCCGGTGTCAAACATTATTTTGTAGACAATGGTTAAACAACACAGCCTATCCACAGGCAGGGTGTTGCCACCACATCAAGCAGTATCAGCACGTTTGGTATCCCCACGTATCCGCTGGTCAGTGCGGGTGCAGACACCAGACATATCTTATATAGGCGGGTGGTATCCACGGGCATTCGGTGGTGGTATCCCCTCTGTATCCCTGGTGGTATCCCTGGTGGTATCCACTGTACAGCGCT